TCCGCTTCATGGAATGCACTGTCAGCAGTTTCTTCCCAGTCTGCCACGTTTAAGATCGCTGTACCGGCGCTTACAGTGGTCATCTGACATCCACCGCGATGTTATCTATGCAGCAGCCGAGCCCATCCGCACTTAATGTGACAACTGTAGCGTTGACGCTGTCAAAAGTATAGCTAAACGAGATTATTGCGCCCGTCCCGGCTGAAGAATAACCGTAATAATCCTCAGACCCGAAGCTCACGCCTTTAGGCTTGCCGACAAAGCACTCTTTCACGACGTCGTTGAACAGGATGCCGATAATTGAATAAAGAGTACTCATCTGTGGAAAACTCAGCGTCACGGGCTGATGAAGACGTGCTGCTGTCGTTAGAATCCATGGACAAGCAATAACGCTTAGGTATAACGTTGCTGAAGCATTATCAGAAGTTATGCTTATCGAGTGGCTTGTGCCCACGGAAAGAGGCAAGTAACATTTAGCAGTTGCTACTCGGCTGCCGAAATCGCTCTCATCGTTTATTTGTAAGTGTCCATCAACAGTTATGTAGAGAGTTGTAACAAGCTGATTCACAGGTGCAAGCGCCGTCGCGTTTATGGCAAAAACTGCTTCGTTAAGAGGGCCGACGGGAGTCGTGCGAGCTGGAACTGTGAGGCTGCAGCTTGAAGAATTCTGTAAAGCGTATGATGTACAGTCGTTAAACTGTGTGAATCCAACTTGCAAGTTTGAAATTGATGGTCCAGACATTGATCCAGTTTGCCGTCCATACGCAGTAACATCGTACGTTCCTGCTGGCAGCCAGATGGCGCCTCCGACCATTGTTACTGTTTGCGGCGAAGGTGAGCAACATTCAACAGGCATACCGCCAATGAATAATTCGATATCTCCTTGAGCACTTAGGCCCGCGTTTACGGTAAAGACGAAGAAAACGATACCGTCTTCTGGTGTTGTGACGTTGCCATAGTCAAATATCTGTCCCCACGTAGTGGACGGATTATACGTGTTTGGATTATTCAGCAGATTCTTTTCATTTGTGAGGATTCTTTCTTGTTCGCTTAACAGCATACTTAACCATTCCACCCTATTCTTACTCTTTTGTGACTTTCAAGTGCCCCGTGACTGCTTGCCTCTACGAGCACATTTTTCAGCTTATCCTGAACAAGCTGGGCAGCAAGCCGTGCAGTATCCATGTCTGCGCTGCCCTGAACTTGTACGAGAGGCGCGCTAATCGTAACAGTAATAGGTGCCCTCGTAGCTGCTGCAGCTATTCCGCCTATGGGAGAAGGTCCTGACACGCCGCCAGCAACGCCTGTAAGGCCGCTCGTCAGACCGCCAAGTTTCCCACTTAACGTATCCGTCAAGCCGATTGTATCAGTTATTGTCTTGTTGAACTCTTGCGCTGCCGGCGTCGCATGAACGAAGCATAAGCTGCCAAGGGCGCTGGTTAATCCACCAAAAAATCCTGAAACTGTCTTCACAACTGAGCCTACAGCGTCAAGAGCGCCTTTGAACGTATTTCCGACGAAGTCTGCTAGTGGCTTCAGAACATGATCCCAGAGCCAGATCAAACCGTTCTCAAGAAATTGAAAACAATCAGTCCAGAGCCACTGGATTATGCCGCCTACTGCAACAATGTTAGCGCTTAAATCTTTGGCTAGAAAGGTTCCAATTGGTGCTAAGACGTTCTGCCAGAGCCACGTCAGACCGGTACGAACTGCATTTACAGCAGTCATCACGGCGCCGCCGAGCACTATGCCAATCTCGTTTATGGCGTCTCGAAAAGGCTTGCAGTTTTCATAAGCATAAATGAGACCCATAACAAGAGCCGCGATTCCAGCGATAATAAGCACGACCGGATTAGCTGCAAGAAAGTCCATTGCTCCGCCGATTGCCTCAACAGCGCCGCTTACTGCTGGACCGATTGTTGTTATACTTGTGAAAGCAGTAATAAGGCTTGGGACAACAGTCATCGCGCTGAAGATTAAAGTGTTGTTATAGTTTCTCTGAGCCATATCAGAACGCTCTTGAGCGACTTGTAGACCTTCTTGTGCTGTCTGAAGCTTAGCGAGCGCATCCTGTGCTTCTTTGCTGTTAGGACCGTACTTTGCACAAGCATCATTATAGTGAGTCTGAGCAGCAGTAACAGCGTTCGTTGCCTTCTCCACGCCTAAGTGTGCCCTGTCAAGCGCGACTTGCGAGTTTTCTACTCTGTCAATGGCCATGTAGAGGCTCATACCGGAAGTTGCTAAGTTATTGAACCCTAACGCTGTCTGTTGAGTGCTCTGACCTGCTTGTTGAGTCGCGTTAGACGCGGCATTTGTGCTCTCGGTAATTTGTGAGTCTGCAGTTTGAATATTCTCGGCTACTTGATTGACAACGGCAGATGCTTGGTCAATTGCTGTAAGCTGTATCTCAACTTCGCTGCTCATTCCACCAATTCCACCATTGAATCAGAAACTCTACTTGAAAGGGAGAAAGTTGCCCGATTTCATCAAGCGTGTAGCCGAATGCGTATGCTATGAACCCGATCCTTTGAACGTCGCCGGAGTTTTCAATCCATTCTCTGACGGCTTCTGATTCGGGAAAAAAACCTGGCTCCCAAAGATTAGCTTCATGAGCTTCGTGAAGTCTTCTAGGCTGAATGCTTTGACGTCTTCAAGTGTAATGTCAGGGTATGCTTTATGTAGGGCCTTATAGAGCATAAGAATTCCTTTCTCTTCAGGCGTTGCGAGTTTGTTAATTTCTACAAGTTCTTCAGTGACGACAGTTCCGAAAGAGATAACGCCCAACTCGGAGTCCGTCATAGTCTTGATCTGAGCAGCCTTTGTAACAAGCTGCTTCGGGTCAAAGAGCTTCGCCTTCTTCGCTTTAGCTTTCTGAGCTTCTCCGAGAGCTTCTTCCATATCTGTTACTTTCTTCCAGTCTATTTCTTCATTTTTGCTCATATCTTAACCTCCAAAACTGTGAATTAGCGCAAAACGCGGCGAAAAGAAGAAAAAAGGGATGCTTAGAACGTGCTTACTATACGGTCGTTTCCTTCGCCACTTACTTTCTCGGCGACAATGCCCTTCTGGTCGTATTTCACATTTCGTGCTGTGAGAACGACGTTCTTTATAGTTATCTTCTGATTTCCACCACTTGTTCCTGCTGGGCCGAAGACAAAGTCAACAACTTGGTTTCCATAGAGGACTGCTCCGAAGGCGTTGTCTATGTACATCCTGTCAACTGCTAATTTGAAATGCTTGTTACCTGCTGCGAGAACGGCTGCTTTGTCGCTGCCCATCTGAAACTCTTTGATCAAGTCAGCAGTCATATCTTCTGTAGCGCCTTGAGCGAAGCCTATGGTTATCGATGTTCCGCCAGAAACGTATTGGACAACGGCGTTACGACCTATTAATGGTGTGCTCATGCTATTTTCACCTCTGTTCAAGTTTTATGCGAGATTCATAAGGAAGTTTGCGAGAACTATATCCAGGAAATCTTCCTTATGAGCGTTAAAGTATTCCTCAGGAACGGCTCCTCCCATATTAAACTCCCATTGAGCCTTAACGAGACCGAAGAAATCCTGATAAGTTAAGGCTTCTTTCTGCCGCTTAAGCTCATCTTCAGTAAGAAGGAAGACGAAGCCGAGCCATTGACGATAATACCGGTCCATCTCACCCAAGTAAAGCAGAAGCTTCTCAGTTAACTGCAAAACTCTGAAGAAATTCTTGTCTTTCAGCTTTGCAAGATTCTGATAGGGAACGTCATCGAATCTGCCGCAGAAAGCCTCTATCTTATGTGTATTGTACAGCTTCACGAATACGTTGCTAACGATCTTACTCTGAGGCCACGTTGCCTCTACTTTCGGTGTGGCAAGATTCAGGATTCTAACGCTCGCGTTAAAGAAAGTCTTGAAGATGTGAAGCTTAAGCCAGCGGTCCATCTTCTCACAACGCATAAAGTTCTTCGATAGCGCTAGCGATTGCGTTGTCAACTTCTTGAGCCATCTCGTCTCGATGCTGCTCAACGGCATGCTTCATAAAGAGTCTCGCTGCTGCTCTGTGTGTGCCCCACTCTACATAAGGCGCGTATAGAGCCCGCGCGAAGAGGCGAAAAGCCCAACTTGCTATCTGCTCAAAACCTATCGTGCTTTGCAGGTAGCCTGTGCGAACCGGAACAAGTTGTAAAGCTGTATCGCGCATCCGGTAGCCGACTGTTGAGATCGCATCGCTCACTTTTTGAGTTATCGTCTCAACGAAAAAACCTTGCAAGTCATCGGCGAGTTCCTGAGCGTGTAAGACCTCAACATGAATGACTGCGCTCATAAAAGCCCTCTAACGAGCATCACATAATGCTATTGTTTCTTTCTCTTGTCCAGATAGTTGGCGATGTCTACGATACCTATTTTTATGGCCTCTCATGAGTTAAGCCCTCTAAGTTGTGATCTTGAAGCTTCTGCACCTAAACATGATCGTAAGACGTATTAGCTCTGGGCTCTCTACTTTCTCTTTCTCGCGCAACGGCCAAATATCACTGCACGTTGGTACGTTAAACTGGTTCGCTTGAATGATGCTGTAAACCTGCTGCCGAATGCTTTCTCGCGTGCTTATTGCAAGAGCCGTACCGGCAGAGACTTTTACGAGGATATCAACGACAACGTCTTCAAGAATCTGCCAAGCTTCTCGACTTAGTGGTTCTGCTGTAACAGGACCAGCAGGATTATAGCACGAGATAACAAAGTTAGCGGGTACATCCTGCGCCGCATCAAACCTCGTCGTTGCCCATGTTATGTCTTTCACGCCGGGTGAAGCAAGAGCCCAGTCTGTTTGCAAGAGGCTGCTTATGATCTGAGCGATACTAGGATCAGGAGCGTTAGGATTATTCATTAGTAACATCAGCGGGTCAAAAGGATTCTGTACAGGTATGCCTATGATCTTTTCACGTTCCAGGCGTTCTTACTTCGACATCAACGCCCTGATTGAGCAAGTTCTGGAATTCTTGAGACGTTAGCATAAGTTTCTGGCCGTTTACCCGTGCGAAGATGTAGTTTCCGCTCCAGACAGTTCTTGTTCCAGTAGACCTTTGTGGTAAGCTGAAGTCGTAGGGTCCGTAGACTTGCGGGTTTCCAGGAATAGGTTGACTCATGGACTAGTTAGCCCTCCTCTGTAAGTTGGGACATTACCGGCAACTGAAGCATCAGCCGTCTTCACTGCTGTCGACAAGTTCACGATCTGCTTTACCAAGTCTGCTTTGAGGTTATCTGTCGTTCTCTGAAGAGCGCTCGCATACGGCGCAGCACGCGTCACTCGCAAGTCACCGAGGAAGTAGTCATACGCACCTGTGAGAGAGCCACCGCTACTCACGACAAGAGCACGCAAGCATGCGAGGTCGAGACAGGCTATCACCGCTATCGGATACTTAGGATCAGAACTTAGCAAGTTTGCGCCCAAGATGGCATTAATGTAGTTGTTCGCGTAGTCTATGTGAGCTTGAATCGCCGCTTGTGTGATCGTTAAGCCGTAGACAGTATAGTTATTATTTGCATCAGGCCCGGAAGCGTTAAGCTGTGCAGCGACATCTGCTGCCGTTATCGGAAATACTCCTGCTGCTGGAGGCGCTGTGATTACTAAGCTCTGAATGACTACATTCGAGAAAGTAGCGCCGTCTGTGACGAGTATGCCTTCACATGCGAAGCCTGCCATACCAGCGGTGAAGATTGCTGCGAGGTCTTCTATATAGAGTTGCACGACATTGTTAACGAGAAACCGCACGTAGCCCGTGCCGTCTGAGTACGTACTTGCTTCTACCTTCACGATGTACGCAGTTCCGAGTGTGAGAGAGAAACTTATCTCTGCAACTATCGCTCTTTGTGCAGCGTCTACGAGATCGATATGAAGCCTTCCGGCGCCGAAGTCGAGAACGCATTCCACGTATATAGGGTTAAAGTTCTCATCTTCAGTGTAGAATACGACAACTGACGCTTTAGTTCCTGATGCTTGATTGACTAATGCCTGTACGCTGTAAGCCGTGTCAGTTTCGCTTCCGGCTACGCAGAGCGCGCGCTTATTAATCCCTACGATTCCTTGGAGAATATTATTTGCGAGACTCCAAGTACCTTGTTTCGACTCGTATTCTGTCAAGTCGTTCCACTCCGAGATTTGTGAGTTCGCCGATAGAACCAATAGACAAAGCCTGACCCTACAGTAACAAGAGCAACAGTAATCGCGAAGAAGGGCGCAGAAAGCGGCGTTGGTGGGAAATAGTCGATTTCAACGCTTGAAAACGAGACGTCTGTAAAGTTAATGTATGTAACCGTCCCGTTAATTTGAGTCCAAGCATTCGTGCTGCTGCCGTCTAAGACTACGCTGCTTACGTTACTGCTAACGTCAACGATGAAGAGTACGTGTGCCGCTGTGGCAGTAAAGATCGTCGAGCCGGGAGTAACATTCGGGTTCTCTATTAGGCTGATTCCCGTGAATGTCGTGTTCGCTGCGACGTAGCCGCTTGCGTCTGGATACATATTCAAGCTGATGTTAGCGACTGCGTTCCCGTAAGTCGTTGTTGGAAGGCTTGAAATGTTGAGTAGAAAACCGTGATAGTATGTGTCCAGCGTGTACGTTCCAGCGTAGAGACTTGCTTGACCCTGCTGATAACTCAGAAGCTGTGTCCCGTTATAGAGTTGCCAAGTCTCCGTGGTAATCGAACTATTCGTCATGCTGAAGAATGAGAAGTTCATCCAATAGATGTTCCAATCAAGAGTTATCGTGGCAGTCCCTGTTGCGTTGACTGTTATTATTCCTGATGCGTTATATGAGTATCCCGTTGAGCCCGTTACGACTTGGACATTTCCATTCGGAGTATAGGCATATGAAGTCGAGTTTTGGCCAGTGGGAGCGTTTATGGTGTACTTTAAAACTTTGCTTCCATACGTGACGTTCGCGAACGTCGCGTTCCCATTAACGTATGTTGGCTCCTCTTCATACATTTCGACGTAAGAACTGTCAGCTGTGAAATTGTAGAATTGCCAGACATGCGCTGGAACGCTTAAGTCCGTGCCAGTATTCTCGTCAAATTGTTCGAAGACTTGTGAATCGTTTATCGGTCCGAAGGTTGCGTTTGTCATCCAGAGGTAGCCGCTCGCAAAGTTGCTTACGAAGCCGTGGTAACTCAGTGTTGAGTCGTTCACGATGAATGTAGGTCGGATGAAATTCACGGTGTTGTTTGATTGCATACTAACATCAGAGTTTATCCACGTGGAATCATAAACTGTAAGATTGCCGCCGCCGTCTGTGGATGCTTCAAAACCGTCTGAGTCATTCAAGATTAATACGCCATTGATTGTGAGATTGCCGCCTACTTTCGTGTTCGTGAGCGCGTTTCCGGTTCCTATGAATGTACAGTTGTTAAAGACTGACGTTCCAGTGCCAGGGTCGAATGCAAAATGTGGTGTTATGTCATTCGGGTTGCTGTCAAGGTTAAGCGTTGGGTAGAGTCCTTGGACAGTGACATTATTCATTGTGATGTTTGTTGTTCCTGTGGAGAAGACGAAACCGTTAACCGTTGGCGTGTTCATCGCGTGTGTTCCGATCGTCTGCGTAAAGTTGATCGTCAGATTACTTATGACGATGTTCTGACTTTGGTAGATATTCAGAGCGCTAACGTAACCTGATGCGCCGAGACCAAGCCCAAAGAATTGTTGAATTTCGTCGATAGTTACGTTGCTTATCAACCCTGCAGTACAGAGTCTAAGTTGTATTGACGCGTTAATCTGATGAATGTGCACGTTTTGCATTATGAAGTTTCCGCTGTAACTGCTCGGTTGGATGACGATTCCGTAAAGATCCGTTATGACATTGTCGCCGAAGCCGCGGAATTCATCATTCACTAAAGTTATATTGTTTTCTAGGTCCAAGTAGTTGCGGTTGTTTGTGTTATTCAGAAATCTGCTGTTCGTGATGTTGACTGCGAAGGGGTTAGGCGAGCCCTTCAGCATAATGTATGAGCCATAATTGTTCGTGCGAGTCATGTTGAAGAGAAACGTCGAGTTTGAGATGACGATGTTCCCATTTCCGACGTTCGTGAAGTTACCGTTGACTGTTATGGTACTGTTGTAGACTTGGAAATAGCGATAATTGTTGACTATAATGCTGCCGTTGATGATGAGGTTAGGCTCGTTCGAAACTGTGGTGCCTGGAGTCGTCGAAATTGTCCAATCGCCAGAAGCCGGGGGCTGATCGCCCGTAATGGTCGCGTGGACAATGCTTATTCTAAATTGGAAAGTGGTGAGAGAAGCTAAGAGCAGCGAAACAGCTAGAATTAGCACTGCTTTCGAGAGTCTTTCTCGCATACTTATTCTACGCAACTATTTTCACCTTTTGCGAAGCCCGGATTTAATCCAGAACTTTATCGCAGAATAATAAGATAGAAAGAAAAGGAGAGAACGGAAGATTTTTTACTTTCCTCCGGGGTGCGCAGTGATCCATGCTTGTGCCGCTGCCATCGATAATCCATACGGAACTTGAATTGTCCCTGCGGGCTGCGTTGACTGGCCTGGGTACCAGAAAACCAGCGAGCCGTTATCAACACCTTCAGCTATTCCGTTTGGTCCTGTCGTTAGTGCCAAGTTCGATACTGACATTTGCGTCGTAATGTTTTGCCATGTCTTCAAGAGCGCCGTTGCAATAAAGATGATAAGCGAACCGATTGCTTTCAACTCTGGCGTTGGCGCAAGCATAAATACTGGGCCGATTGTGCTTATGAACAGCGTAAGGGTCTGAACGAATTTCTGAGGATCAAACGGGAGAGGAGTTGATTTTACTGTTTGATTCTGCATTAAATACCCGAAGATGTTGTAGAGCCAGGTTACTGCAATAATGTACTGCGCACCTGTCAAGAAAGCCTTGACAAGGACTGCATACGGTCCAAGCCACGATAAGTCAATAGTCTGGATATACGCACTCACTTCACTGAGAACACCGCCAATGACGCCCAAAATGAGCGTTACAAGGGCGATGCCTTGTGCTGCTGTTAATTTCATAGACTTCTCACCTCCGTTACAACTAAAATCTTTAGAAAAAACAAAAAAAAGGGAGATTAGAAACTCTTTATCTCTCAGAATGTCTAGCTTGTCTTGAGACCCGTTATTTGGACAATAGCGTCTCCGTTAAGCACAACTGGTGCGTATCTTGTCGTCAGCATGACGTCGACAGAGTCGAACTCCTTCCTGATGTCTATGTCGCTCATCAACGGCCGTTTGATGACGAAGAAGCCCATAGGTGCATAAGCGCCGCTTGGGTTCTCTCCGGAGCTTATTACGTACGCTGTTCCTGCGCTCTGCGCTGCTGTGACTAGCACTTGCATATCATAGACTGTGCCGATGACTCCACCCTTCGTGATTGTTTCGCCGTAGTGAGCCCACAAGCTGAACATTGGCAGCTCGTAAAGGTCTCGCGCGTTAATCGGGTTCACGATGATGTGCGTCGGCTTGAAACTCTTGCTTTCGATGTAGCTTTTGGCCCAGAGAATGTCCTCTTGGCCGACTCCGTATGCTGTACCTGCTGACACTTGGAATCTTGTGCCAGTTGCGCCCATGCTCCAGCCTGTTCCTGCACTGCTGACTCCTGCGCCGTTGCCGATGACAGTAAGGCAGTCTAAGTCGATCGTGTAAGCCATTCTTCGCGCTAATCTGCGAAGCTGCTGCTCGATCACTGGGATGTATAGGTCTTCAATGTTTTCGCGTGATACTCGTTCTCTGAGAGCCTTCTTATACGGCGTGACTGTCGCGTAGCCGAGCGGTGTGAAGTCCATAGGAATTTCTACACCTTCGCTGATCTCGCTGATTGCAGCTACTCTACTGCCTACTTCCTTCACGAAAGTTGCGGTCCTACCAGCTACGAGCGGAAACTCTGGGAATAGCTGCTTCACGAGCAATGCGGGCATCGTTAGTTCGATAATATGCTGATGTAATGCGGGATACGCTACAGCCCCTGAGTCAACCCATGTAAAGGCATCTCTAACCATTGTCATTAATAGTCACCTTACCAGAGGTTAACGATGGCTGTGCCACCGCTTGGGCCGCCCTGCACTACGTTTCCGAGAATGCTTGTGTTTTTGCTTGTGTTATCTTGGATTGCTGTACCAGCGCTTACAGTTCCTCCTGTGTCGCCGGCGCCGCCGCTTGCGAATTGATCTCCGTAAACGAGTGTTGTGCCCCAGACAATGACTCTACATTGGCCTCTTCCCACTACTGATACCTGACGACCTGTAACTGCGCTCGTCAGAGTTATTCCGACGACCTTGAAGCTGCTCTGCGTTCTGACTTTCTTCACGGTCCAATCAGCAGTCATCTCAACGAGAGAGCCGGGACTGAGATTTTCGCCTGCGATGTAAGAGTTGATGAAACGATCATTTATGAGCGGGCTTCCACTCTCGAAAATTGGTGAACTCATTTAGCATCACCATTTTAGCCTGAGAAAGTTGCGCGCCCGAGCTTTTTCTGTGCGGCGTTAGCTTTTAGGAAGTCTTGGAACCACGGAGCAGATGGACCATTCTGGTCTATATTATTCTGCTCTATGTCAAGTTCTTTGCTTGAGATTATGCCTTTACCCGTCGCTTTTCGCTTTGCTGATTCTGCAGGTTCTGCTTGCGGTACAGGTTTCTTTTCGTCGCCGTCGCCTTCACTAGCATCGTCTTCGCCTTTCTTGCCCTTCTTAGCTGACTCTGCGTCTGCTGCGTCAGCCGCGCTTTCGCTCATCTTCTTAGAGAGCTCATTTAGCTTCTGAGTAAGGCCCTTCTTAGTTGCTCGTTTCGCAACTTCGGCTTCGATCTCGGCGACTTTCTTGCCTAAAGCATCGATCTCTGCGTCTGTGCCTGCAGTCTTAAGCTGGTCCCACAGCTTCGTTACTTGATTTGTTAGTTCGTCGTAGGTTACTTGCTTTGGTGCTCCCTCTCCGGGAGCGACATTCGTTACGCCTTGTGCTTGATGCGGAGAAGCCGCTTGCTGCCCATTATTTTGTGCAGACAATGGCTTCACCTCCTTTTTAATTTTAAGTTTGTTTTCAGGTTCTTGCAGGTTTCCCTTAGAACCCACATCTTTGTTATCTTCCGATAACTGGAAACTCGCTATTGCCAATCTCGCAGCGAGTAGTTTCTTGAGAAAATCCCTTCGTTGAGACTCTATACGTGCTTTTACTGCGTAATTTTCCACACATCCTGGTCCCGGATTGCCTGGCGTCAAACATCTTCCGTGATCAGTGATATGTGGGTCTGTTCTTCCTTTACAACCATTACAGATTGGAGAATTGTAAGCTATTGAGACACTCAGATTAAGTTGACTTTCATTCATGGCTGCTGCAAAGCCTAAGGGTTTAAACTCAGTCTTCTTGTAGGCCGGACTCGCGACGATGCTAAGTTCTCTGACTCGTGGTTTATGGACTATTTCCCA